TCTTTTCCTGCAAATTGGTCATGAGATTCAATTTGAAAATTATCAATCCCCATCAAATCAATATCAAAATCAGATGATAAATCTTTGAGATCGACTTGAATGTTCTCAAGATCAAGCTCTGCCCATGACGCAATCGCATTGTCAGCAATCGCATCAGCAAACTCTTGCTCTTGATTTTCATAGTCTTGATATTGAACCGGATAGCTTACCCAGCCATTTAAAATAGCGGCCTCTAACCTTCCGTGGCCTTTTGTGATGAGTCCAGAGAGATTTGAAATGACGATGGGATGTCGAACGCCATTTTTTAAGAGAATCTTTGCAAGACGCTCAATTTGTTCTTTTGGGTGTTTATTTCGATTCTTTGGATTGATCTTTTTTTTTAACTCAGAAACAGAAAGCTCTTCATTAAACTGGCAATAGATCTTCTTTTCACTCATGCACAATTTCCTTTTCAAACAAAATTTCAGGTCGCTCGGGATAAAATTGAGGTTGCTCAGATAAGGGCAACGGCCTTGATTCAATCAGCATCAAGCCAGATCGAGACTCAAAAAACAGCCAATCAATATCTGAATCTCTCACAACCCCTTCAAACTCATTGGGACTTGAGATTTTGGCGTAAATTACTTTTCGCCAGCCGTTCGATTCAACCCACTCTTGAAGTCTTGCCATGTCTTTCTTTCCAGCTTGCACCAACTAAACGAATGTGAGCTTTTTTAATTCGAAACCTCTCATCTTTAAGCTCTCGATGAACATAATCAAAAAATCCAATCAAAGTGCTCCTTGGAACCCCTAGCCTTCTTGCTGTCATTGATTTTGAGCGACCACTCTCAACATAAACCTGCCAAACAGCCTCTAAAACCTCATCACAAAGCTCTCGAAAAAAAACAGACTTCTTTGACGCGATCCAAATGTTAATCATATTTGCGCCCCCAAATTCTCTCTTGAAGCTTCTCAGACCACCACAAGCGATTTTGAACATCAGCAAAACTATCTCCACTACTCCATGAGCGAATCAAAGCTTGCACTAATCTCTCGGCTCGATTTCGAGATTCTAAAGTCCCAATCAATCGTTTCGATAACCCAAAACGATCACCCATCTCTTCATGAATAAAAGCTAACCACTTGCCTGTGTCTAAACATCGCTTGACCGAGCCAAAATAAAAGCCATTACCAATGCTAGAAGACTTAAAAGAACTCACTGTGCAATTTTATCGAGCTCACTTGTTGCATTGATGCCACGCAAAAACTTCATGTAAACATCTTGATTTTCAAACGTAGGATTGGTCTTTCTCATCAACCATCTCCACAACGTTGTTCGATGCACACCAAGAGATTGACTCCAATACTTAAGATCAACTCTTTCGGTCGTGATTGGCTCTAAAACATTTTGTTGCTCTTTATCTTGTGCGCTCATGCAACATCATGCGATCATATTCACATGAGTGATGTAAAGAAAAAGAAAAAGCGGTTCAAAAAAGGAAACGGTGCAGGCAGACCACCCGCTCCCATCGACAAAGAAACGCTCGATAAACTTCTCGCCATCGGCTGCTACCTAAGAGAATGTGCAGAGGTACTAGGTGTTAGCGAAGATGCAATCGAATCTTGGTGCTTGAGAGAACAGAAAATAAATTTCACGGACTACAAAAGACAAAAACACGCTAAAGGGCACGCAAACGTGCGCAGAAAGCAATATGAAGTCGCGATGGATGGCAATGTTCCTATGCTGATTTGGCTCGGAAAGAATTGGTTGAAGCAAGCGGATAAGCTTGAGCACACCGGCCCAGGTGGTGAAGCCTTAACAATTTCGCATTTTATGCAAGAAGTTGAGAATGTATCCGAGTGAGCTAAAGATTAAGCTAAAAAATCCAGTTTATCACACGCAGCTTGCACAAGGTGTGCAGCTTGAGAACTATCAAATTCAAATTTTAAGAGCTCTTAGTCAGTATCCAAGAGTCGTGGTTTCAAGTGCACATAACTTGGGCAAGACCTTTGTTGCATCAAAAGCTGTGCTTTGGCATTGCTCTGCTTTTCCAGGAAGTAAAACAATCACGACAGCCCCAACATTCAGACAAGTGGAGCTTTTGCTCTGGTCTGAGATCCGTGCAGGTTTTCACAAATCAAAGTATGCACTCGGTGGGGAGATGCTTACCACAAGATGGAAGATCAAAGATGATTGGTGGGCTGTGGGTGTTGCATCTCGAAAAGAATCGGGATCTGAAACTCACGGATCAGGCTTTCAAGGTGTGCATGCGCCTTATGTGTTTCTAGTGTTTGATGAGGCTCAAGGGATTGCACCCGATATTTGGAGGCAAGCTGAAGGTATGATGACCTCAGCCAATGTAAAGATGCTGGCTATCGGAAACCCTCTGCAAAAAGGCACGATGTTTCATCAAGCCACACAAGATAAGTTCTGGAAGCATATCAAGCTAACTTGCTTTGATAGCCCGAACTTGATGGCCAACGGCATCAAAAACAAATTCCTGTTCGTTGATCTTTTGAATGACCTCGATGAGATGTCAGACGAAGAGCGGATGCACAGGATTGAGAAGATGGAGATCGTTAAGCCTCATCTTTTAACCGCGCAGTGGTGCATTCAGATGGCTTTTAAACATGGGCTAGATCATCCACTCGTCAAAGGCAAAATCCTTGGTGAGTTCCCTGATGATTCTGAAAATGTGCTGATCCCACTTGATTTGATTGAAACCGCTCAAAATGTGAAGTTTGAAGATGATGAGAGTGCAAGTTTCATTGGCGTTGACGTTGCACGCATGGGCTCAGACAAAACTGTGATTATCGAAATCTCAAAAAAAGGCATCAGAAGCCTTAAAAGGCTCGTCAAAAAAGATAATGCGGAAGTGGCTGGGATTTTAAGCCAAATCATTTGCCAAAGTGGGAAGGTGAAAACTGTAGCCATTGACTCTACGGGCCTTGGATCAGGGGTTTTAGATATCCTGCAACAAAACAGAAAGCTCGGACAAATCCCTGATTGCAAAATCATTGAAACTCATTTTGGTGCAGCTTGCACAACCGATGCCGATAAAAAACATTATGCGAATCTGAAATCCAAAATGTTTCATGATGTGAAAGAGGCTCTCGTTGATGGATTTTCACTGAATCAGGATTCAATCTGGCAAGAACAGCTCGCAGATATTCGCTACAAGCCAGATTCAAAAGGCCGCATTATGCTCGAGAGCAAGGAAGACTACAAAGCGAGAACTGGTAAAAACTCACCGGATGAGGCTGACGCACTTGCTCTATCGATATTTGCAAAAAACTTTTTCAAAACAAAGAAAGCTGTCACCTTTGATCTTGGCGGTGTTAATCTATCAAAGAACAGCCAATGGAGTTTAAAATAGATGGGCGAAACGATTGAGCTAAAGAAACAAGAACAAGCTTTTATGGAACTGGGCCTCTCAGGTCTTAATCGTCAAAGCGGAAATGTTTACGAAGAATTCTTAAAAGAACTTCAGGGCACCCGAGGCGTTCAAGTCTTCAAAGAGATGCGAGACAATGACAGCACTGTCGGTGCGGTTCTTTTCGCAGTCGAGATGCTCATGCGCCAAGTGGAATGGCGTGTTGAGGCGGCTTCTAACGAAGATGAAGACATAGCCGCGGCTGAATTTCTCGAAAGCTGTTTGCATGACATGGACATGACTTGGGAAGAGACAATATCCGAGATTCTTTCCATGCTGCCTTTTGGCTGGGCATATCACGAAATTATTTACAAAAAGCGAGAAGGCAATCAGGGCGACACAAAGTTCAACTCTCGCTATCAAGATGGTCGAATCGGTTGGCGAAAGCTTCCATTAAGAGCTCAAGAAACTCTATACGAGTGGAAGTTTGACGATAAAGATGGATCTCTTCTTGGAATGTATCAACAGCCGCCACCGGATTATTCAATTCGATTCATTCCGATCGAAAAAGCACTTTTGTTTAGAACGAAAGTCAGAAAAGGAAACCCTGAAGGTGTTTCTATCTTAAGAAATGCTTATCGAGATTTTTATTTCAAAAAGCATATTGAAAACATCGAAGGCATCGGAATTGAGCGCGACTTAGCAGGTCTTCCTGTGGCACTTGTGCCCCCTGAGATTTTAAAAGCCAACTCTTCAGCGGAAGCTAGAGCAACGCTCAACTCGATTGAGACCTTAATCAAAAACATCCGACGCGATGAACAAGAAGGCGTCATCTTTCCTAAAGCGATGGACGAAAACGGACGTGATCTTTATGAGCTCAAACTCTTATCAACTGGTGGCACGAGACAATTCGACACGGATAAGATCATTGCTCGAAAAGATAGAGGGATCGCTGGCTCGGTGCTGGCTGATTTTGTTCTCTTAGGCCATGAAGGGGTTGGAAGCTTTGCTTTAAGTTCTTCAAAGACTCACATGTTTGCTAATGCCATTGGGGCATGGATGGATTTAATTGCATCGGTATTTAACAACGTCGCAATTCCGAGACTCTTTGCTCTTAATTCTTTTAATATCGAAAACCTGCCAATGCTTAAGCATGGTGATGTTGAAACGATGAATCTCGAAGAGCTTGGCAATTTTGTGCAGCGGCTTACGGCTTCTGGTGCAAGAATCTTCCCGAATGCTGAAATTGAGAACTTTTTATTGCGACAAGCTGGATT